GAGGGCAGCGGGTACAGCCTGTACCAGGCCGGGAAAGACTTGCAGACCCTCACCGAGGGCATCCTCCCGATGAACGACCGCGCCCACGTCCGGATCATCGGGACCGTCCACCTCGCCGGCGGCATCCTCGACGACCTCGTCCGCTCCGTCACGACCACCGACCCGCCCGCCGAATGGATCGTCGAAGAACGATTCGCGGTCACCTACTTCCCCCCGATCGTCGCGAGGGAGGACGGCACCGAACGGTCCTGCTGGCCAGGGAAGTGGTCCCTCGAGTTCTTGCTGTCGATCCGGCACACGCGGGCGTTCGCCAAGAGCTTCCTCAACCAGCCGGCCGGTGTCGAGGGCGGGTACTGGCGGGACGAGGACATCCAATACGGCACCCTCACGACGCTGACCCGCCGGCTCCTGGTCGTCGACCCGAAGACCACTCGAAAGAAGGCCGGCGACCGGACCGGGATCGCTGTCGTCGCCTACTCGCCCACCGAGGGCGTCTGCGTGGTCGAGCACGCCGAGGGCGTCCACCTGACCGGGCGGGCGCTCGCCGACCACCTGCGGCGGCTCCTCAGGTCGTGGCCGACCCGCATCCACGCCGTCATGGTCGAGTCCAACCAGGGCGGGGACCTGTGGCTCGAGGTGTTCGACCAACTCCCCGCCAAGGTGATCACGTACTGGTCGGACCTGTCGAAAGAAGAACGGTTCGCGGAGGCGCTCGACTGGTACCAGAAACCGACCGGCCCGCTGGTCCTGCACGCACACGAGCTGGTGGCCCTCGAAACGGAGATGATCGGGTTCCCGCGGTATCCGACCGACGACATCGTGGACGCTGCTGTCGCGGGCTGCGAGCGGTTCCTCAACCCGCCGAAGCCGACCAGGGCCGCCGTCCGCAACCAGTCGTACGCCTGACCGGGGCAGACGCCCACGGCCCTCGCGCTACCCTCGGTCACGTCCGCTGTCACCAGCGGGAATGACCGGCGACACCAGGAAGGGCAGGCGGGTCCGTGGCCGGCACCGATGACCTTATGCGCGGGCTTCACGAGCTGGACGAGGCACGCCCGGACTACGACACGGCCTGGGCCTACTGGCGCGCGAAGCAGCCGGAGCAGTTCGACTCCCCGGTCTGGCAGCGGGTCCTGGCGAAGTCTCAGGGGTCCTACCGGGTGAACATGGCCGCCAAGGTGCCGATTGTGGCGCTCGCCGACCGCCTCAAGATCTCTAGCATGGTGGGGCTGTCCGCGGCGGGGGACCGGGACGACGAGACCGACCGCGTGTTCCAGGACCGCGTGTGGGTGCCGAACAAACTGCAACTGCAGACCAAGCGCCTCATTCGGAACACCCTGATCTACGGGGACGCCTACTGGCACATCTGGCGGGGCGACGACGAAGGCTCCTGCCAAATCAACTACAACAGTCCGCAGACCACGCGCGCCGTCTACGACGACGACAACGAACTGCAGATGATGTACGTGATCCGCCGATGGAAGCACCAGGACCGGGTCCGCGCGTCCATCCTCTACGCCGACCGGCTCGAACTCGGCTGGGTCCTGAAGAAGGACGGCGACTCGAAGGACCTGAAGTCGTGGATCCGGGAGAAGCCCGAACCCGGCCCGGACGGGAAGCCGCTCGAGATCGACGTCGAGAACCCGTACAAGCGTCCCCCGGTCTTCCACTTCCGCACGGACATGCCCTACGGGGTGCCCGAGGGGTTGGACGCGTATGGCGCCCAGGACGCCATCAACAAGCTCACCAGCGTGATCGCGCACACGGGGGAGCGTGCCGGCCTCCCCGACCGGTACTTGCTCACCGACCCCAGCAGCGCGTTGACCGGCGACTCTGCGGACTCCCCGGACTGGGACGACGACGGGGACGCCGACGAGACCAGCCGCGACAACTCCCGGCTCCGGTCCGGGCCCGGCGAAGTCAGCGTGCTGGCGGGGATCCGTGCCGCCGGGGAGTGGGGGGCGCCCGACCTGGCCGGGTTCATGGGGCCCGCCGACTGGTTCGCGTCCGGCGCCGCCAAGGTCACTAGGACCCCGGCCCGGTACGCCGACCCGGGCGGCCAGCACCCATCCGGTGCCGCACTCAGAGCAGCGGACGCACCCCTGGATGCTAAGACCGAGGACCGGCAGGACTACCTCACCGACGAGTTGAAGGCCGCCGGCTCGTTCGCCCTCCTCGTGTGCGGGCTCGAGGACCGGCGCGTCGACGTCCGGTGGAAGCCCGCCGGGATCGTCGACGACCTCGACACGTGGCATATCGTCGCCGCCAAGCAGTCCGCCGGCGTCCCCACCGAGATAGCCCTGGTCGAGACCGGCCTGTACGAGCCCGACACGGTCAGGGCGTGGCTCGCCGACTCCACCCCCGACATGGACGTCGCCCGCCGGATCGGGCTCCTCTCCCAGTTCGCGGGCGCGGTCGCCCAACTCGGTCAGGGCGTGGCGATGGGCCTGCTCGACGAGACCGCGGCACGGACGATCGTCGACTCGACGATCAGCCAACTCACACCCGAGGGCGCGGATACCCCGCCGGTCGGGGAGCCGTCGGCGCAGGACGTGACCGAGAAGGCGCAGGCCCTCGGGCAGCTCGTGTGGGCCGGTGTCGACCCCGCCGCCGCCGCCGAACAGGCCGGCCTCGACCTGAGCAAGGCCGACTTCACGGGGGAGCCCCCGTCGTCGCCGCGGCGTGACACGAGGGCCCGCCGGCAGTGACCGCGACCGCACCGGAGATGGACCGGCAGCAGGCCCGCCGTGACGCCGAGATCAAGGCGTTGGAGGCGGCGGTCGTGGCGGCGGTCGTGGCTGGGCTCGCCGACCGGCTCGACACGGTGTCGGCCAGGCTCCGGCGGGGGGTCGGGCTCGCCGTCACGGCCCCCACCGCGTGGATGCTGATGCGCCGCCGCGCAGCCCTCGACCTCGCCGCCACGCATCCGCAGGTCGCCGCCCGGGTCGCCCGGTTCTTGCCGCGTGCGGCGCGGCTCGGCGCGGCCCAGGTTGGTGGGACGCTCCCGGACGGGCACGACCCGACCGAGGACCCGCTCATCCGCCGGGTGCTCGACTCGCTGGATGCGGACGTCCGGGACCGGATCGTCCAGGCCGCACGGGTCCTGTCGACGGATGCGGTCACGACCCCGACCCAACTGGATGCCGTCCTGCACCAGGCCGATGGCGCCCGCCGGATGGCGGAGACCGCGGCCGGTGACCTGACGGCCCGTGCTGTCGCGGGGGGTGCGACGGCGGCGGCGGACATGCTCGGCCTCTCCCTGGAGTGGGTGGCGGAGCCTGGCGCGTGCCCGGCGTGTGCGGCGATGGACGGGCAGGTCCGGGAGCCGGGCGGGCAGTGGGAGGCGCGGCGGCCGCCGTTGCCGTGGCCGGATGCCCTCGAACATGGCGCCCCGGCTCACCCTCACTGCCGTTGTGGCCGCCGGATCTACACCGGGACGCGCGCCACACCCGCCGCCGCCCGGCCGCGGCCGCCGCGCCTGTTCTCCCCGGCCGGGCTGAGGGCACGGTTGGCTGCCGTCGACACGGCACTCAGGTCTGCGCGGGGGCGCGCCCGCCGGTAGATGACCGGGCGGGGAGGGGTAGGCCGGGCGGGACGCCCGGACACACACGACAGGGAAGGGGCCCGGGATGGCGCCACAGGACGACGACGACACGACCACCAGCGGCGACGCGACGGTGGTCGACGACACGGCCACGACAGTCGACGCCACGGCCACGGCAGCCGACGACACTGCGACAGCGGACGACGACGGGGACGACACCGGCACCACCGCCCCCGCCGCCGCGAAGGGGAAGGCCGACCCGCGGGACGCTGAGCTTGCAGCCGTCAAGCAGGAGGCCGCCCGCCGCCGCGTCCGGTTGAAAGAGCTCGAGGCTGAGGTAGCGAAGCTGCGGGAGGCGAACGCGACCGAGCAGGAGCGGGCCATCATGGCCGCCCGCACCGAGGGCGCGGCAGAGTCGGTCGCGAAGTACCGGCCCGCCGTCGTCCGGGCGAACGCCCGTGCCGCCCTGTCCGCTGCCGGGTGCACCGACGGGAAGGTGCAGGGCACCCTGATGCGGCTCATCGACGCCGGCACGGTCGAGTTGGACGACGACGGGGAGATCGTGGCCGGGCTCGACGACCAGATCGCCACGTTGCGGGAGCAGTTCCCCGAGAAATTCGCGGCCGGCAAGCCCGCGGTGCCGCCGGCCCGGCAGGTCGCGGCAGCGAACAAGCCCGCCCCCGCCGTTCCCAAGACGGTGGAGGAGCAGTTGGTGGCCAGGCTGACCGGACGTTCCGGGGGCTGACACAAGACGCTCGCCGCTGGCCGCGCCAACCTGCCGGGGAAGACAGGGAACACGCGACCAGCGGCGAGTACACTCCGTGAGCATCGATGGTGGCTGGTCACACCGTGACGGGTGGCTGGCGTGAGGCCTCGATGGTTTGGCCCCGGGATGGGGTGAGGGTTCCTGCGCCGTGATGGCGGATCACATGACTCGCCCATCACGAAATGGAGCACACTCCCCGTGGCTATCCACGACGTCAGCGCTTGGCTTCCTGAAGAGTTCAACGGCCCCGTCATCCAGAAGATCACCCAGACGTCGGTGATCGAACGGATCGCCCGCAAGGAGCCGATGACGACCCTCACCCGTCACGTGCCCCGCTCCGGCGGCATGGGCATGGACATCATGGGCAACGGCGACGCCTACACCGAGGACTCCAGCGCCGATGACGAGGTCCTGTTGACGGCCCGGAAGTTCGGCCGAGCCCTCTCCCTGGCGGAAGAGGACATCGCCGACACCGCGAACCTCGTCAACGTCCTGCAGGCCAAGCGCCTCGACTGGGCCACCGCCTACGCGAAGACGGTCGACAACGCGTGCCTGGCCACGACCGGCGCCGAGTCCGTCGCCGGGAACATCCCCTTCACCAGCGTCTACAAGCGGGTCCGCACCAGCGAGACCGGGTACACGGCCGACACGAACTACCTGCTCGCCGGGAACAACCTCGGGTACGTCACGTTCACGATCGCTACCGACCTCGTGACGACGCTGCAGCCGCACGGCCTCGCCATCAACGACAAGGTCGTGTTCGGCACCATCACGACCACGACCGGGATCACCGCCGGCACCAGTTACTACGTGCAGGCCGTCCCCAGCACGACCACGTTCAAGGTCGCAGCCACCGCCTCCGCGGCGTCCGCGATCGACCTGGCGACCGGTGACGGGTCCGCCGTCACGTGCACGAAGAAGGGCGTCAGCTACGACAACCTGTCGTCCGTCCTGTCGATCGTCGAGTCCGGTGACTGGTTCGACGACGCGAACACCGTCGTCGTCGCGCACCCGAAGTTCAAGGCCCGGTTCCGCGGGATCAAGGACACGCAGGGCCGCCCCATCTTCGTCGCCGGCACGGCGGGCACCCCGGACACCCTGTTCGAGTACCCCGTCGAATGGACGCTCGGTGCGCGGACGCACGCGACCGCGGACCCAGCCCCGACCGGTAACCCGCTCCTGATCGTCGGCTCGAAGCAGGCTCTGATCCTGGGAGTCCGGTCCGGGCCCGAGAGCTTCATCGCGGACGGCGCCACGGGCGTCGGCTTCAGCACGGACGAGACGAAGCTGAAGGTGCGTGCCCGCCGCGCGTTCAACATCAGCCACGTCAACGCGTTCGCCGTGCTTGAGGATGACTCCGGCCTCTGACCGTTCCCGCACCACCCAGCCGCCCCCGGGGCGGGCCGCCGCCCGCGCATGTCGACGGCCCAGCCCCGGGGCGCGGACGGGTACCTGCCCGGCCGGCCAAGCACGCGAGGGAGACCAGTGGCCACCGCGACACTCACCGCCAGCCCGACCGTCCTGGACACGGGCGGGCACGCCTCGATCGGGATCACGAACACGGGCGCGGCCCGGGTTCGGGTCACAAACGGGCCCGACACGACGAACATCCGGCCCGGCCAGTCCCGGTCCCTGCCTGTCCAGGGTGCTGTCACCGCGTACGTTCCGAGCGAGTACGGGACTGGTGGCGAGATCGTGTGGGAGGCGGCCGGTACCCGCGGGGATGTGGTCACCTACGACGAGCTCACCGCTGCGGTTGCTGTCGAGACGGCCGCCCGGGACGCCGCGCTCGCTGAACTTCCTGGCACTTTCGCCAGCAAGACCGACGCTGCGACGATCATCGAGCTGACGGGCTGCGGCTGTCTGTTCGTGTCGACACCCCTCGCGGGGACGGACAGCTTCCACCACTTCGTCGCCCCGTTCCCACTCAAGATCACGCAGTTTTCGTGGTCGACAAAGTCGGCACTCACCGCCAGCGACACGGACTACTGGGAGATCACGCTTCGGAAGGCCCACGCAGGCTCGTACAGCACGATCACGACGAAGACGACCAAGGTCACCGGCGGCGCCGGGTGGGCCGCGCATGAGGACTGGAATTACGACACCGTGGCATGGGACTCTGCCGCGCAGACGTTCGCCAAGGGTGACGTCCTCAACCTAGCGTTCTTCAAATCCGGCAACGCGGCGAACCTCGACCGGCTCGGCTTCACCTTCCGCTACGAGCCGATCTGATGACCAGGGGAACCGTTTCGTCTGGCCGGACATGGCCGCTGCCGTCCGGGGGGACCACGTTGCATGCGGTCGGGGACGCACATGCCGGGTCGTTCCCTGGAATGGTCACCAAGTTGGGCCGAGTCGCGGTCGACGCGATGGACGGCAAGATCCTCCCCGACGTCGTTGGGCATCTGCAGCTCGGCGATCAGACCAACCTGGGGACCGTGGGTGAGGACGCCGTCATCCAGTCGGCATGGTCCTCGATCACCGACGCCCCGTCGTACTGGGTGTGCGGCAATCACGACATCTGGGCCAATGGGCGCACCCCGGCGCAGTGGGCCTCGGCCTACGGGATGCCGGGCGCGAACTACACCGCCGACCTTGGCGGCGTCCGGCTGATCGCCCTGGCGCCGGACACGATGGTCGGCGGGGACAACGTCTCGATCGTCCTCGGATCGGCGCTCACCTACCTTGACGAACAGCTCGCTGCGGCAGGCGGCACGCCGTGCATCGTGTCCTGCCATGCCCCGCTCAAGGACACCGTGCTCGGCAACCCGGCCACGACCTACCCGTCGTCGGTGGCGCCATGGTTCGCCACCGATGCCTCCAAGACGGACAGTTCGGCCATCCTGTCGGTGCTGGCTGCGCACTCGAACGCCAAGGCGTGGATCTCCGGGCACACGCACTCCCCGATCGGGACGAC